ATGATGCCGATTACCGTCCCCCATTTTGGAAAAACATGAGTAGATCCGAAGTAGCTGCAGCTTGGAAAGCTCACCTTGATGAGAGCGACATTCCGTCGACTTATCCAACTTTATACGAAGTCGAGCTGAAGAACATGGAGAAAATAGGGCCCATGTCAGTTATGCATCCGTTAGAAGATGTAATCGATGGAGTAGAATCCTACTTCCGAGTCCCAGAAGGAAGGCATTATAGTGAGGAAGCTTTGAGACGAACTATAGCTACCTTCAGTAAAATGAAAGGTATCAGGATTCGATCGAGAGAAAACACGGTGCGAGAGATGAAGTTATCTACTAATAGTGGAGCTCCATATTTCAAACGCAAATCTTTAGTGGTCAAGGATGAGCTTAATCGTGTATTTGTTCCTGAGGAACAAGTAGCCATAAAAGGATGGCGAGGGCAACTAGGCGGACCAAAACCAGAGGACGTTAAACAACGTACAGTTTGGATGTATCCATTTCTCCTGAATATTGAAGAACTGAGGTTTTATCAACCGTTTATCAAAGCAGCACAACGTACTAGAACGTTAGCCCCTTACATTAGTAATGAAGCTGTCGAAGAGGAGGTTACTAAGTTGTTTGATACCAAACATCCTGACGACTTAGTGGTAGTGACCGACTATACAGCCTTTGATGAGCACATTAATGTACCGATGCAGGAGTTTGCCGCTAAAGTGTACTCCGCTTTAAGCGATGGTATTGAAGACTGGCTCAATACAGTATACCCTGTAAAATATAATATACCCATCATCTTGTCGGAGGATATTATGTTATCAGGACCACATGGAATGGGTTCAGGATCCGGAGGAACTAACGCTGATGAGACAGTGCAGAACATCGGAATGCAACATGAAGCAGCCATTGACGCAAAATCACATAGAAATCCACATTCTATGGCCATTGGTGACGATGCTATCGTATCTTATCCAGGTATTACGGTAGACCAGTTAGTTCGAGTTTATGAACAGTTTGGGCAGGAAATGAACCCCGACAAGCAGTTCGCGAGTACCAATGAGACTATATTTCTACAGAGATATTATAATACAAAGTGGAGAAATCCTGAAGGTAGAATGCTTGGTATTTATCCTACTATGAGGGCATTAGGCAGGCTATTAGCTCAAGAACGTTTTTATGATCCAAAGAAATGGGGCCCTAAACAAGTAACTTTGCGTGCTTGGTCTATTCTTGAGAACCTTAATAGACACCCATTATTCGAGGAGTTCATACAATTTGTAATGAAGGGAGACAAATATAGGTTAGGTATTGACATCCCAGGATTTATTGAGAATGTGAATGTTATCGCTCAGAGATCAATTGACGAATTACCCGATTTCTTAGGCTTTACAGCTACCCTTAGAAATGAGGACCAAATCGTTAACATTAAAGATTGGAGAGTATACCGTTATCTCAGTTCTATTAAATATAATGAAAGTCAGGGCAGGGCTAAATTATAAGTTAGAACTCGGTGGAAAAGATTTAATGTTGCGAGAGAAATCCGCTCCTATCGTCGATATGGTGCTATAAAACCATGGTGAACTTCCC